CCAATGGTAACTGCAGGGATTCTTACAGTGAACAATGTAAGGGAAAGATTGGGATATGATCCGGTTCCATGGGGAAATAAGCCAATGAATCCAATGGGTTCTTTTCTTAATGATGAAGAAGAGAAACAAGAAGAAAAAAAGAATACAAAAGAAGAAGAAGAACCAAAAAAGAATCATGAAGAAGAAGAAGAAGAAAAAGAAGAAGAAAAAAAGACTGAGAAGAAGGCAAAAGACTTTCATGGTGAAAAGTTTAAAACTATCCATTTTACAGAGCCTTCAATATGGCATAAAGGTGTAAGAGAAGATAATCATAAAAGAATTGAACAATTTGAAAGTATATTAAGACCAAAATACAGAACAATATTCAAACAGATGAAGAAAGATATAATGGAACAAGTGAAGGAATTGAAAGTTCCAGAAGATGTGAAGCATGTAGAAGTACCTGGCAAGTATTTAAAGAAGTTTAAAAGCCTAGGAAGAACATACTTCCCGAATTTATATTACATGGCTGGGCAAAGTGTTATGTTGGCGTATCCAAAGAAAAAGTTTATGAAAGCAGGAGTTCCTGGGTTATTTGATGTACAAACAAGTTTTAATTTGGATGACCCTTTTCTCCAAAAAGTAATCGATGAACAAATAGGTTTAATGGCTGAAGATATATATAAAGATTCAGACAGCTTGTTAAAAGGGCTGTTGAATGGTGCAATAAAGCAGGATAACAAATTACGTTGGGGATGACATGGAAGGTTGGACAGATTACAGAAGTGAAAGAATTGCGAGAACAGAAGGGATGAAGATCAATACAAGAGGAGGAACAGAGGGTGCAAGGCAAAACAAGATGAATGCAAAAGCGTGGTTACATTCTGGAGCGGCGAACTTTAGAAGTTCCCATAAAGCTATGAATCCACAACACTTCATACCATTAGAGGCCTATTTTAATGTTGGTGGCGTGAAAATGTTTGGGCCTGGAGATGGGCCGGCTGGTGAAGTAGTGAATTGTGGTTGTTCGCTGCTATATGATTGGAGAGAATAATATGATATTAAAAATGGCAAAAAGCGTAGAAATGATAGAAGAGGAAGGGCAAGAGCTATTTAAAATCATAGCAAGTGAAGCTGTTATGGATCGAGATCGGGAAATAATGTTGCCGAGTGCTTGGGATTTAAGTATTTACAAGACACATCCGGTTATACTTGATAGACACCTGAATGAAAACATGAGAATGATCGGTGAATCGGTTGATGTTGAAAACACTGGAGAACAATTATTGTTAGATGTGAAGTATTGGAATAATGCTGGAAATCCGTATGCAGATTGGTGTTATTTCATTGCAAAAAACAGAATGGCGGCTTTTTCAGTTGGATTTACCCCAAAAGAATGGACTGAAGATGCATTCTCAAAAGAATTCAAAGAAGCAAAACAAAAGGGGTTGTTTAAAGATGAAAGACCGATACGAATATTCACAAAAGTTGTGTTGGATGAGGTTTCGCAAGTTGCTATACCTTCCTTACAAACAGCGTTACAGAAGAATGCGAATTTGAATATTGATGAAGTGTTAGAAGTTGGTGGAAAAGTATATCCTGAAGAAGCTGATTTGATAAAATGGCAGCGATCCGACAAGAAAAGTTATGTGATTCCTTTAATTGAAAGAATGAACCGTTTAGATGAAGAATATAAGTTGTTACAGAAAGAATTCTATGCTTCTGGTATATCGCAAAAAGCGATGAAGAAGAATGAAGATAGACCTGGTAATGATGACGTTAAAAATGAAGATGAACAGATCAATGAAACATGTGAAAAAGTGTTTCAATTGTTGAAAGGATGACAAAATGGACGAAGAAAAAAACAAAACGCCATTAGAAGATAATGGTGAAGAAAAAATTGGAAAGACAGAAGTGAAAAAGGCTTTGGATAAAATCAAAGAAGAAATTTCCTCCGAATTTGAAGGGAAAGCTTATGAAAAGTTAACTGAAAAGTTTGGTGGGAAGTTTGAAGGCATGAAAAAAGAAGTACAAGAAGAAGTCAAAAAGATTGTTAAAAGATTTAACTTGAGTGAAATGCAAGAAGAAGCTTTGACAGAAGAAGAAAGAAAAAGTGTTGGGAAAGACTATGATAAAAAAGCTTTGAAAGAATTTGTTACAGGATGTACGAAGGGAATGTTCACTGGCGTTGGTGATATGGGTGGTTATTTCGTCACTGAAAGACAGCTCCCGAATTTCTTTGATTACATTGAGAACCATTCTTTCGTTAGGAGTAGATCGTTAAATATTGATAGTGACTCGAATATGCCGGATCAGGTAGTGCAGATACCTAAATTGAAACAAGCAGATGATGGTTCTATTATTGGTGCAGAATTTAATCCGGTTGGTGAAGGGAGAGCATTCTCAAATACAGATGTAAAACTTGAATTGGCAAAACTAGAACCAAAAAAGCACGGTGCTTCCGTAGATGTACCCAATGAAACCATAAGGAATGTACCTGCAGCTGAAAGTTTTCTCGATAAAGTTTTGAGAAGAGCCGCCGCTAAGTATGAAAATTACCAGTTTATACGAGGCGAGGGAGGATCATATCCTGTTGGTGTGTTAGAGTGTGGAGCCAAGACATTGGTGGCTAGAACCGCCCCTAATGACATACAATATACTGACATTGTGAATATGTTAGAAGGTTGCATGCTGAATGAAAAGAATGATTACATTTGGTTAGCTTCCCAAAAGGTTTTTTCCAAAATTTACCCAATGGTAGATGGAACTTCTAAATATAGGGTGTATCAAAATGATAAACTTGAGAATATTCCTTTAATTTGGACGGATGCATGTTCTACATTGGGAACAATGGGGGACTTGATGCTATGTAATTTCCAGTACTATTTGACGTTGATAGGGCAAGCGTTCATTTTGGAACAATCAAAAGAACACAAATTTAATCGAGATATGACAGTGGTGAGAGCAAAATATACTTTGGACGCTGATTGTTGGTTAGAAAAGCCAATACTTAGAGATGATGAAAGTATCGTTTCACCATTTGTTGTATTGAATTAAAGAAAGGATGAAAGAAGTATGAAAAACTTATACGGTGATATGATTGCGCCTTTGGTTGCATTAAAAGGGCAGATCATTAAAAATACTAACGCAACTGGAAAGTATTACAAAGCGTTTGCGCACAATTCTTTTGTGTTGGGGGTTACAGATGTATTGACAGGGAAAACGGCAAAGCTTGAAATATTGCAAGCTACAGANGGTGTAAAGAATGCAGAATCCACTATAAGTGGCAGACAAAAGGCTTATGAGTTGAACATTGAGGTTGACACTGTTACAAATGACAAAACTGTAATATTGAAATACAGTGAAGAGAATGAAACTGTTACCTATACCAAAAAGGCAGCTGATGACGTTCCGGATAAGGAATTCAAAGACGCGGCTGGATTGGTGTTGTGTATCAATGCTCACCAGGGTGATTATTTGGTAGCTAGTGCAGTAGGAGCAATGGTAACTGTTGCAATTAAAGACCAAGAAAGAGGTGGACATATTACAGAAAGTGGTACGCAAGAACCTGCAAAGCTTATTACCACAAGCAATTATGCCATAACAAGAGTAACGTTTAATCATGATTGTTTGGACTCTGCAAATGGTTTTATTTATATCGCTGCAAAAGTTACAACTGATGACACAGGTGGAGATAATGATTGTGTGGTTATGTATCATCGTGACGCAAGACACAGCCCAAACAGTAAAAATAATCCTACAAAGTGATGTATTGATAAGACCGGTTGGAGCCAGTAGGTTACAGCGTGGGAAAGCTGGTAATGAATAGTTGGGCAAAAATTGTGAATGAAGATGTTGAAGACCCGTATGGAGAAAACAAAAGCAAGAACAAAAAGTATGATGTACCCAACAAGAAAGATAGCGACAAGAAAGGAAAATAAACATAGATGTTACTTGTAACTGTTGAGGAGTTCAATCGCTATGCCAATATGGCCTTAAATACAAAGTATCAAGAGGACAAAGTAAAAGATGTTTTGTATTGGGCGCAAGCGGCCTTATGGAATTATTCAGATTATTGTGAAAAAGCAGAGGTGATTGGAGAACTTCATGACAGTAGAAGAGTGATATTCCCAAAAAAGCTTCCTATTATTGAAGTACAAAAAGTATGTTACAATGATGTGGAGTTGACAGAAGATGATTACTATGTTTATGAAACTTATATTCGCGTACCTTCCGTAAGTACGATACTTCTCCCGTGTATGATAAAATTAGATTACACGGGGGGAGTAAACAGGGCAGATGTAGAAGAAGACCCGGTTACGGGGATTGATACTTCGACTATTGGCTATAAATATACCATACAAGCTCAGATGGCGCTAAAACAATTGGCAGGATGGGCATTGGAAAGTAAAAGAGATGGATACCCTGATGAAGATGTTGGTAAAGTTAGGGATATGATTTACAAATACCTTCCAAAGGTTATGGTAATATGAGTAGCGAGAATGATAAAAAACTCAAAGAAGCAATGAAAAAGTTTCACAAGGAACTTTGGGTTGAAGCTGGATGCCCTCCACCAAAGTACAGTGATTTCAAGGCAAATGGAGAACCGAACTTCGTTCAGAAGCTAGGGCAATATACGGTTAATAATGCTAAGAAGTTATGCCCGAGAGGGGTGGGAAAAGGTGGCGGACTTATGGGGAGCTTGAAATATAAATTTGAATTTAAGAATGCATTATGGTTTGTTTATGCTGGGACAAATGTTAAGTATGCAAAAGACGTTGAAGATGGTTCCCCTCCTCACAAAGTGAATCCGGTAGATTTGGAACTATGGGTGAAAAGAAAACTTAATGTAAAAGATCCTGATGAAGTAGAAGAAGTAGCCTATTTGGTTTCAAGAAAGATTGCTAAGTGGGGAATTGAAGAACAACCGTATTTAAAACCTGGAGCTGAAGAAGCAGCAAGAAAGGTGAAAGAAGAATATGGCTTATAGAGGATATACAAAACCAACAGATCCGCTAAGAGATATTCGTGAATATTTGAAAAGGCAACAAAAGTGGAACGTTTCTTTAGAAGGATATGAATACAGAAATGTAAATACTCCATACGTTTTACTTAAATATTCAGGTGGAGAATGTGCAAATGGGGACAATATACCTCTGGACTTGTTTGAATGTACTATAAGTATTACACTTTTTGATAAGTGTACAGATGAATTGCAGATTTTAGACAAGGTGGATGAATTGTATGAATGCATTAAAAAAATGAGAACAGAACATTTCTTACCACCATGTTCTATTTCGTTTGCACATGGAGAAGTTGAA